GTTCTTCATTCATTAAAGTAATCCTTGCGCTCTTAAGTAAGCCTCAGTTTCAGGCGTCATTGTAGAACCAGTGCCTACAGGTGCAACCTCTCGTTGAGCAGGGGGAGTAATGTAGAATACGGAAGTAAGGTCAGTAGGTGTCTCACCGGACACAGCGGCTAGTTTCATTACTTGATCAAGAGAGTTGTTGTTTAACTCAATAGCTTGACGAGCAGCCCTTTCTTCAAGATCCAAAAGACGAGCAATTGTTTTACTATCTAAAGAGAAGTCAGCACCTTTAATGTTAGTCAGGAACTCACGATCTTTTTCCGTAAAGCCTTGACCACCACCAAACACAGGAATCATGTCAAGCACAGCAAGACTACGAGAAGCCATTAACGCTTTAGAAGCAGCTACGCCGTCCATATACTTTTCAGGTAACAAACCAGTGGTGTTGATAATTTCTAACGTCTTGTTAGCCCACTCAGTTCCAAAACCAGTCCTAGCTCCTTCTCCTAAAATGTCTCTACTTATTGCGTTTGTTTGTAATATCTTCTTCGCTGCTTGGCCTGCCTTGTTGACTTCTAAGAAAGACGTTGTAGCGCCTGCTGTTAGCTGCTTAACAACACTGTCAGCAGAGGATATTTGTTTTGTAACCACAGGTGCAGGGGTATACCCTAGCTCTGAAGGAGTAGCCCACTTGTCTGTTTCTTCATCATAAACTTTAGCACTAAACTCATTAACACGCCCGTATACTGTTTCACCTTTTTTATTTAAAAAGGCTTTAAGGTCAGCCTTGTCACCGCGAATAACTTTAAGCAGTTCTTCAGGGCTAGTTTGGTTATAGATGCCTTTCTGAATATCCTTAAGGATGCTTTCAGGGGCATTGTATTGACGAGCAACAGCAAGCTTACCTTTAATGCCTTTAGAAGCTAGAGTATCGGACTCTTCAATCTTTCTAATTTGTTTTGCAGCTTCATCCATGTCGCCGTTGTTACGCAACAAATCTGCTGTGTTCTCCAAACCCAAAGCACCCGCTTGTTCAATCAAGGATTCGCGTCTTTTCTGCTTAGCTAGTATCTCTGCATTATCTACTCTAAACTTCTCTTCCATAGCAAAGGAAGCCTGTGGATCTACAACTCTAAGAAGCTCAACAATTTTAGGTTGATCTGCGGTTGAGTTAGGGTTGAGCTGGATAAGCTGTTCTTTAACTTTCTGCGCTGGGCTTCTAAAGTCTGTACCAAACAAATCACCCATACCTTGACGAGCACGTTGTTCACCTTGTTGAATACCTTGTAGAGTCTGTCCCAACAAATCTCTAGGCATGCCAGCGACACCAGCAGAAGGATCAGGTCTTTTACCTGTAAACATACCTGTATAATCAATAGCCATTGTTGTTCTCCTTAGTTAAATAGTGAGGCAAAGTAGCCTTGTGCGCTGTTGCCGATGTCTTTAATCCAACTAGGAGTAGGGTTATCCTCCCCAAAGCCTAAAGAAGCAAGCAGTGCGTTGTTGTTACCACCTGTCAATAAGCCAGCCGTTGCGTCGGCACCTTGACCACTACCTAACAAAAGGTTGCTGTAGCTTTGATTTCTAGCCGCTTCTGCTGTTGCTGCCATCTGATTTGCTTGTAACAAGGCTTCAATTCCTGCACCGCCTAACTCAGACTGCAACGTAGCGCCTGTACGAGCGCCTGTGCCTGCGATATTAGCAATATTAGTACCAGCAGTAAGGGCATCAAGCTGCTGCTGCTGTGGGACGTATGCTTGGCCTAAGAGGCCCTGCCCCAATCCTAGCATCTGCTGTTGTTCACCTAACGCCATTGTACGTGCTTGTAAAGCTGCTTTATTCATGGCTTCCTGTTGTGCTTGGTTGTAACCAAACTGTTCAGCACTTTGACCACCATACTGTGCAGAGGATACACCACCACGACCACGGGCAAACAGCTCTTCGTTTAGACGTAACTGATCACGTTGTTCCTGTGGGTTCTGCATAGCTCTAATCTGGTTGTAGATGTCTTGACCAGCTTGGCCTGCATCACCCGTAATACCACTAAACAAGTTACCAGCTTGACCAGTCAACTGTGCTTGCATTGCTGCTTGCTCAGGAGACAGACCTAAATCAAAACCACCTGTAGGTGTAGTGGTTGTAGTACCAGCGCCAGTAGTGACAGCAAAAGGCTTAAAGGCAGAAGTATCCACAGCCTGTTGGCCTACACGGGTGGCTTCCGCTTGACCCATAATGCCTAACTGTCGTAGTCTGTCAAGGTTTTCTTTGTTTTGATAAAAAGTAGAACCAAGCTGCGCTGCGCCGCCTAGTAAGCCACCTAAGTCAAAACCGCCACTACTTGATGCTGCTGGTTGGAGCATAGTTTGCACAGGTGTTTTATAAGTTGCATTGTCTATTGCTGTTAGGTTAGCTCCATAAGCATTTACATTTTGCTGAGGCGTAGTTAAAGCTGTATTAAAAGCCGATTGATTAAACCCTGTAGGACTTACATTTTGCATGGGTGTTTTTAAAGCTTGGTTAAAAGCTGTTTGGTTTAAAGCCATTAGATAAGTCTCCCTAGTAGAGCGTGTATGTCAATTTTTTGAATAGAAAAAGCAGCACTGTTAATCTGAGCTTCAATGCCAATGGTTACGACAGAGCCACTGCCAGTTCCATTTACTTTTGGTGTTTGTATAGCAATAGACGCTGTGTACTCTGCATCTGTGTTGTACTCTGAAATACCAAACTCTGCTATATTACTAGAACCAAAAGTAAACTCTTGCTTAGTATAAGTGGAGGTATAATCATAGCCCCAGTTAAGAGTAGTTGGCGTGGCCTGACCACCAATAATAGTCAAGTTAAACTTCTTTAAGAACTTTAAGTTAGCAGGACTTTGGAAGTCATTTGGGTTGCTGAAGTAACGTAGTTGATACTGTGTGTCACCATCAAGGTAGCCACCGTAGCTTATAATCCCTTCGTTATGACCCATGTACAGAGTATCATCAGCAAACATAGTAAAGGCTGTGGGCTCTAAAGACGACCAAGTGGTTACTCGAAAAGATCCGTTCTCTAGTGGTTGTCTAACATCAAAACAATACACAATTTTACTAGTAGGTAATGTCAACAAGTAGAAAGCGTGTATTGGGCTGTAGACAGCTTTAATAGCTTGTCTGTGACCGTTAGAGTGTGCTTCAATCTCTACAAAACTTAGCAGGTCTGTACGCACGTTCTTGCTGATGTCGCCTAAAGGCAAAGACTTTTGCTGAAGAAGGCGACCTAAAGACATTACACCACGGCTTGATAGGAAGATTAAATCTGTACCTGTTGACTGTATAGAGTCTCTAGCAATACAACCCGTACCCTCAATAGTGTCGTGTAGTGTAAGGTCTGAGTTAGGGCTCGTAGCACCTGAATAAACAATAATGTTTTTCTTACCAAAGACCAACAGGAAGTTGTTATGCTCTGCAAGCGCGACTACTTCGTCATAACCATTAGGCCATACAGTAGTTAAATCTACAGAGCCTGATGAACCTCCGTGCCAATCGTTACCTGCTAGTAAAGAACTCCAGTAAACGGTGTATCTATTAGAGCTTAAATCACAAGACCACAAGCGGCCATACGCGGCTAACACTTCGTTACCTTGTGGCGGTTGATGGCCGCCTGAAGTTGTTAAAAGCGTAAGCGTTGTTGATCCTCCAACACTTTCTAAAGGAGCATGGTTTTTCTGGAAGAAGTAAACATCGTTATTAAATGAAACAATCTTCCAATCGTTATCTAAAATAGTATAACCAACAGGAAGTGTACACTCAACTAGAGTAGTCGTACCAGTAAAGATTTTAAGGTTACCCGCTGAAAACACAGTTGTTACGTTGTTTCTGCTGATAAACTCTACCATTGCTTCAATGCCACGACTAGTGCCTAAAACAGCAGCACCGTTAGTCGTAACCTCTTTGTAGCCCTGTCTAGCACCTACTCTACCTAGCTGATCAATAACACAGTTGTCAGCAATAGAAGCATACGCAGGGTCTAAGCCAATAGGAGAATCTTGAGTATTAATACCCAAAAATCCCGGCGCTGAGATAGTTATGTTCTGTAGTTGTGCAGCCATTATACGGATGTCCAAATAGTTTCATTGGGATGTTGAGCAGCGTCGTAAGCAATAGCGTCTGACAATGCTCTATCGGCTAAAGCAAACTGTTCCGCTGCCGCAGTACCGCCTGTTTCCCCTCGCTCTCTTGAGGCCAACGCTGTGGCGTACAGTATGACAGCATTTGTAGGTACTTTAAGTTTATCTCCGTCAGAAGTAAAGTAAGGTGTACGCTTAACAACACTAAAGTTTAAGTCATAGACCTTGTCTGGAATAGGATAGACTTCAAACACATTGTCTCCATTATCATCCAAAGTCTTTAAGTTATAATACTGTGGCTGACTCTCTGGTGCTGTGTTGTTAAGGAACAAGTTACGCATCCAACTATTGCCACGCTCAGTCATGAACGTATTAGCAGTGTCGTTAATAACATCCAGTATCTTAAGTTTGTTCTGTGACCCAGTTATAGTATATGTATACGTAGACGCTACTGTAGGTACAACAATAGTAGTCCGAAGACCTGTCCAGTCCCAACTGTTCTCAACAGTCTCCTTAGCTTCGTTTACAAGCTCACCAATTAACTGTGAGTAACTGCTTTGCTCTACAGTGGCTACTTGGTCTTCTCGCAACCTACGTAGCACACTGTTCACTAGTTGTAGATAGGTCATCTTCTTTCCCTCTGTGTTAGTTGTACAAGTTCCTGTGGAGTACCGCCTATCTCTGTTTTAAAGCCTTTAAACTCTGAGAATAAACTATCTGTTGTTCTAGTAGCGACTGCTAATCTTCGAGCAGAGTCTGCTTCAGCCGCTTGTTGTGCTGAGAGTCCTGCAAAGCCTGACTGTAGCATGCCTTCTGTAGATAAGCCAGATGCTTTAACAGCATCTATAACTTCTCCACCTACATCTGCAACACCACCTAAGATGTCTTCACCTAAACCACCAAGCTCACTCACTACTTCTTCAAGTGTTTTACCTGTTGCTTTAGCAAAGTCTTCAAGTGTAGAACCTAATGGGCCAAGCGCGTCAATGACTTCCTGACCAACATCACCTACTCCGCCAAGGATGTCCTCACCAACACTTGCTACGCCTTTAAGAACATCTTCAACAGTAGAACCAGTGGCCTTAGCAATGTCTGCAATGGTTTCTCCGATAGGAGTGATAAAGTCTTCTAAAGCTTGACCACCAGTTTCAATAGCGTCTAGCAGACCAGAGCCTAAATCTTCTGTAAGGTCGCCAACGCCTTTTAAGACATCCTCAACTGTAGAACCTGTAACTTTAGCAATCTCTTCTACTGCTTTACCAATCGGCTCAACAACGTCTACAATGGTTTCAGCAACATCACCTGTTAGTTCCGCAACACCTTCTAAAACATCTCCAACTGTAGAGCCAGTAGCTTTAGCAATGTCCTCAAGAGTATCGCCTAACGGGCCTAACGCATCAATTACATCTTGACCTACTTCACCTACCTCATCAATAATCTCTCCACCAACAGAGGCCACACCCTTCAGAACGTCCTCTACGGTCGATCCTGTGGCTTTAGCGATGTCTTCAATAGTCTCACCAATGGGAGTGATAAAGTCCTCTAGAGCGTCTCCTCCTGCCTTTATAGTGTCTCCTATTTCATCACTGAGTTCTCCAACAATGTCACCTACGCCTTCTAAAACATCTTCAACAGTCTGACCCGTAACTTTAGCTATGTCTGTAATAGCTGTGCCGATAGGCTCCAAAGCGTCTATAACTTCCCCGCCTACCTTTTCAACCACATTAACTATTTCACCGCTGGCTGTTTCTACAACAGTAACTATACCGCCGCCTACAGTTTCAACA